AGACTGCACGCTACGCATGTTTATAGAACCTGTTATGGAGTTAGACTTGGGACTACTAGAGCACCACCTAGAAGATACCAAGCAGATAAAGGAAGACCTTATAACAGCGTCAGGTGTGACAAAGAAAGACCTTATGAGTAACCCCAAGTTCGCAGACATACTAAGGGACTTGGGTGTAAATCCCCCTATGAAGTTAAGCCTTACTACAGGTAAGCAGACCTACGCGTTCTCTAAGACTGATGAAGGATTTAAGGCGTTAGCCGATCATAAAGATGTGCGTGTACAAGCGTTAGTGATGTCACGCCTAGGTACTAAGAGTACGCTAGAAGAGTCACGCACTGAGAGGTTTATAGGTATAGCCAAGCGTGGGCTTATGCCCGTACCCATTAGGTACTATGCCGCGCATACAGGTAGGTGGGGAGGTGATGATAAGATTAACATCCAAAACTTACCTAGCCGTGGTGTGAATGGTAAGAAGTTAAAGAACAGTATGCTTGCCCCCGAAGGCTACGTGATGATTGACTGTGACTCCTCTCAGATTGAGGCGCGTGTACTAGCATGGCTTGCAGGGCAAGAGGATCTGGTATCAGCATTCGCCAACGGTGAAGACGTTTACATAAAAATGGCCGCTGTCATATACGGTATACCCGAAGAACAAGTTACCAAGGCACAACGGTTTGTAGGTAAGACTACCATCCTAGGTTGTGGGTATGGCATGGGCGCGATTAGGTTTGCTGAACAACTACTATCATTCGGTACCTTTATGGAAGCCGAAGAAGCACGTAGGGTAGTCAGTATATACCGAGATGCTAACTGGAAGATTAACACCTTATGGCGTGACTGTCAGAACATGTTAGTTGAGATGTCTCGCGGTACTGCTGTGAGCCTAGGCCCGAATGGAATCGTTCGCTCTGTCGAAACGCAGTCGGGTATGGGAATACTATTACCCTCAGGGCTAGTCATGCGTTATGACGACTTAGGGTATGAGCAGGGTGTGCGTGGCCCAGAGTTTAGCTACAAGACTAGGCGTGGACGCACTAGGATATACGGTGGTAAGGTTACGGAGAACGTATGCCAAGCGATAGCTAGGTGTATAATTGGTGACCAGATGTTAGCGATTGCTAAGAAGTATAAGGTAGCACTGACTGTACACGATTCTGTAGTATGCTGTGTACCTGAGAATGAATTGAAAGAAGCGACCGCCTTTGTTGAGGGTTGCATGAGTACCACCCCATCGTGGGCAGAGGGCTTACCTATTACGTGTGAGTCAGACAATGGTAAATCTTACGGAGAGGCAGCCGGATAATGGGTAAGGTAACAGACATGAACAAGTTTAAGCGTGACAAGAAAGAGGCTACCACTGAGACTATAGGTGACTACTTATGTGTTGTGCTAGGCGAAGACGGTAAAGGTAAGCCCATAGTACTTATAGAGCAGTGTGAAGTAGAGGGGTCTTACGAGCATAAAGATTGCATAGCGTTAAACCCTGACGAGCTACATACATTAATAGAAGAATTAATAGTTATGTCCGACATGATAACTAAAGGTACAGTACATTGAGTATTGCACCGTGGTCGTTCTCAAAGATCAAATCATTCGAGCAGTGTCCTAAGAAGTTCTATCACCTAAAGGTGTCAAAGGACTACAAGGAACCTGAGACAGAGGCTATGTTGTATGGGACTGCTGTACACTTAGCCGCAGAAGAATATATAAGAGATGGGACTCCACTACCTGAGAAGTATGGGTACTGCAAAGATGTGTTGGATGTACTCAACACCAAGGAGGGAGATAAGATATGCGAGATGAAGATGGGTCTTACTGAGAACCTTGAGCCTTGTGGATTCTTTGATGATGCTGTGTGGTGGAGAGGTATAGCAGACTTAATAATACTAAACAAACGCACCAAAACAGCTTATGTAGTAGACTATAAGACAAGTAAGAATACTAGGTACGCTGATAAAGGTCAGCTAGAGTTAATGGCCTTAGCAGTGTTCAAACATATGCCCGAAGTAGAGTACGTCAGGGGTGGCCTAGTGTTTGTAGTATGTAACGAGTTAGTAAAAAATAGTTACAGCAGAGAAGATGAGTCTAAGCTATGGACTAAATGGTTAGCAGACTACAGCCGTATGGAGCAAGCCTTCAAGAATAACGTGTGGAACGCACACCAGAGTGGGCTATGTAAACGTCACTGCATAGTGACAGAGTGTGTGCACAATGGGAGAAACTAATGCCGTACAAAAATAAAGCAGATCGCAAGAAACAAAAGAACGCCCCTGTTGGTAGTAAAGAACATGAAAGGCGTATGGAAAGGCAACGTGCTAGACGTAAGATGGATAAGGAAGGTAAAGACGCTAACAAGAACGGCAAAGCCGACAAGCGTGAGGGTAAAGACGTTAGCCATAAGAAAGCATTAAGTAAAGGTGGTAGTAACAAAGACGGAGTAACGGTAGAGAATAGCTCTGCTAACCGTAGTAGGAACTACAAGAAAAAGAAATGATGGTGTAGACGCTTACCCTGATGCGTCTTTAAATAATACCGTAGCCCCCTTTTGGCTTTATTCAAACGGTATAAAATCAAGGTAGTTCAGGGTTTGTTATGTTAACCCATGTTCAGACCTAGCCTTATCTGTGAACGAAGCAAGGCCATTAACTTTTTCGCGTGACGTGGACACCCACTTCATGCTATTCGGCATCGGAGAAACAAATGAAGATAGTAGATAACAAGGCGTTACTGCTTACACTACGTAACCCTGCAAAGGTTACCTCAGTGATACCTAAGAGTAGAGAACTACCAAACAACCAAGTACTTGTTAACTGGGGATTAGAAGAAACACAGGTGTTGCGGAACATGAATATCAATGCTCCCTCCCCTATAGAATCTAACTACAAGTGGACAGGTAAATACACACCATTCGAACACCAAAAAGTTACTGCTAGTTTCCTAACACTTAACCGTAAATCGTTTTGCTTTAACGAGCAGGGTACAGGTAAGACAGCCAGTGCTATATGGGCATCTGATTACCTACTCAAACAAGGTGCTATCAATCGAGTGTTAGTTGTATGCCCTCTATCTATTATGGATTCAGCATGGAGAAATGATTTGTTTAGCTTTGCTATGCACCGCAAGGTTGACGTAGCGTACGGATCAAAAGCTAAACGTACTAAGATAATCGGGGGCGATGCTGAGTACGTGATAATAAATTATGACGGGGTAGAGATAGTAGAAGACGCAGTAGCTAACGGAGGGTTTGACTTAATAATAGTAGATGAAGCCACTCACTATAAGAATCCACAGACTAAACGATGGAAGACCCTAGCTAAGTTAGTCGGGCCAAGTACATGGCTATGGATGATGACAGGTACCCCTGCGGCACAGAGTCCTACCGATGCATACGGCATAGCTAAACTTGTTAACCCCAATGGAGTGCCTAGGTTCTTTGGTTCTTTCCGCGATCAAGTCATGTGTAAGGTAACTAACTTTAAGTGGGTACCTAAAGAAGATGCTACGAACACAGTGCATAGGGTACTACAACCTGCCATACGATTTACCAAAGAAGAATGTTTGGACTTACCGCCTATGGTATATGTGAAGCGAGAGGTACCTCTCACTCGACAGCAGTTAAAGTACTACAAAGAATTAAAAGATAAGATGGTAATGCAAGCGGCAGGAGAACAAATAACAGCCGCTAATGCCGCAGTAAGCATGAACAAACTACTACAAATATCAGCAGGGGCAGTGTACACAGACAATGGAGACTCGTTAGAGTTTGATATATCCCCACGCTATAAGGTGTTAAGAGAAGTCATAGACGAGTCTAGTAAGAAAGTATTAGTGTTCGTACCGTTTAAGCACACCATTGATATGCTAACCAGTAAGCTACGCGCAGATGGTATAGCAACCGAAGTGATACGTGGCGATGTGTCTGCGCCAAGGCGAACTGATATATTTAAACGGTTCCAAGAACAAGACGATCCCAAGGTACTGGTGATACAACCACAGTCAGCGGCTCATGGAGTTACATTGACTGCGGCTAACACAGTAGTGTGGTGGGCACCGACAAGTTCACTAGAAACATATGCCCAAGCTAACGCTCGTGTACACAGGTCAGGACAAGATCATAAATGTACCGTCGTGCAGCTCCAAGGTTCCCACGCAGAGAAACGTGTTTACTCATTATTAGACAATAGAATAAACATACACACAAAAATGATTGATCTTTATAAAGAAATACTTGACTAGGGTACAATAACCCACTAAAGTTAACTTCCCGTTACTAAAGGAGCGTGCGATGAGTGAGGAAGTTAAGTCCACTGCTGAACAGTTAACCAAGATCTACTTGAAGATTAAGGATAGACGTTCAGAACTTTCAGCGGCATTTAAAGAAGAAGATAGCAAACTGTCTGAGCAGATAGACAAGGTCAAGAGAGCGTTACTTGAATACTGTAAAGAGCAGGGTGTTGATAGTGTAAAGACTTCAGAAGGATTGTTTTATAGGTCTGCCAAGACTAGGTATTGGACTAGCGATTGGAGCAACATGCATGAATTTATATTAGAGCATGGAGCGCCTGAGTTACTTGATAAGCGACTCAACCAAACGAACATGAAACAGTTTCTAGAAGAGAACCCCGACCTTGTACCTAAAGGTCTTAATGTAGATTCAGAATACGTAATATCAGTAAGGAGAAAATAATGCTCGTACCATTTGTACCAATAGAACAAGTAGCTAAACACTTCACTGTGTCCCTATCTACCATCCGTGCTTGGGTAAGGCAGGGTAAGATTCCCCCGAACACATACATAAAAGTAGGTAACACTTACCGCTTTAACGTAGCTGATGTTGAAGGTGCTCTAGTTGGAGCGTCTAAGGCAGAGGTTGTAGAAAAGCCTGATACATTGTATGAACAGCTAGAACTAGACTTAGATAATGATGAGTAGTGATAACTCTCAACGTCGAATAAGCATACGTGGTGGCAAGTTTCACTTTGTAGTTGACGGCACTGAGGTTAGCACTGCGGATTCAAACTCTATAGATGTGGTGGTAGTTAATGCCGCCTCAGTATCTCGCGCTTACTATGGCGATGCGTACGACCCTAACAGGGTTGCGGTACCTACGTGTTGGTCACCTGACACACAGTTACCAGATAATGAAGTACCCCAAGATCAACGGCAAGCTATGCGTTGTATGGACTGCCCTCAGAATATTAGAGGTTCAGGTTCTTATGGGGGTAGGGCTTGTCGGTTTTCACAACGATTAGCAGTTGTATTTGGGGATAAACCCGATGAGGTGTATCAGTTACAGATACCTGCCTCGTCAATATTCGGGGGCGATAGAGGAGGTAACATGGGCATGCAAAACTATGCTCGACTCTTAGCCAAACACGATACCCCAATAGTTGCTATTACTACCAAGGTATATTTTGACAGTGATAGCGTTGTACCAAAACTTTGCTTTAAACCAGTAGACCGTTTAGATGCAGACACATATGAGGCAGTATGTAATATGATCGACCACCCAGATACATCGCGGGCGATTACTATGACTGTCCCACTAACAAGTGAACCTGTGTCTCCATTCTCAGCAGTTGAAGGTTTTGAGTTAAACGCAAACTAAACGATTAGGAAATTATTATGGCCGTTACAAATAGTCAATATATTGTATCAAACGTCGAAGCCCTATGGCCTCGTATCAATAAAACTTACAAGTTCGACAACACGGAAAACCGTACCATACCGTGTGATGCTTTCGATGAGGGGGCTAAGTACGAGACTAGGTTCCGTATGTCAAAAGCCCAAGCTAAGGCTCTGTTCGTAGAGATGGTCAAAGCATATGAAACTAAGAAAGAAGCATCATGGCCTGAGAAGTTCGATATGCCATTTAAGAAAGAAGAGGATGGCACGTACTCGCACAAAGCATCCTT